AAGAGCAAGAAGCAAAACAGGAAGCTGTTGAAAAAGAAGAAAAGCTTTCACCAGAAGAGAAGACGTATAAGAAGCGCTATGGCGATCTTCGTGTACATCTAAATGCTATGACTGAGAAAGTCAAGGTTCTTGAAGCTCAAATGGAAAATGGCACCGCTGCTGTTAAGCCTCCAAAGAGCGAAGAAGATGTTCGCGCATGGATGGATGAGTACCCTGACGTAGCTGCTATTGTAGAAGCTATTGCAGAGAAGAAAGCCTCTGAGCGATTCGCTGGTGCAGAAGAGCGCCTAAGCCGTATTGACGCTATTACCGCAGACGTAGAGCGTAAGAAAGTTGAGGCTGCTATTCGTAGCGAACACAGCGACTTTGACGAAATCCGTGATAGCGATGAGTTCCATGATTGGGTTGCTAAGCAGTCTAAGCGTACTCAGGATGCCGTTTATGAGAATGAAGATGATGCTCAAGCAGTTATTGAAGTTATTGACCTGTACAAAATTAAAACTGGTAAAGATGCTAAAGCAACTAAACAAAAAGCTAAAGATGCTGCATCTTCCGTTATTACTAAGCGGGGCCGCATTGATGTGGACTCGGATGGGGCTTCTCTAAAGATTAAAGAGAGTGCTGTCAATAAGATGTCCATGAAGGAATACGAAGCTAAAGCAGATGAGATTATGGAAGCTATCCGCACGGGTAACTTTATTTACGATCTTTCTGGTGGAGCACGTTAATTACTACTTGACAAATACATTTAGTTAAGTATAACTACAAGCATACTACTTGCACTTGCTGGGCCGCTTAAAACGCCAACCTCAGTAAGTGCAACTACAACGAATATCAGATGTTAGACTACCCAAAGCAATTGGCCTCAATTAGACTGATCCTCTAAAGCGACACCCAATATGTAATGGCCTCTCACCTATGGAACATTCGTTTTTTACTATATGTGCATTAACAACACTACCCTCGCACATATTGGTAACATTACAAATAAGCCATCTATAGGAGAATATAAAATGGCATTTCAATCTGCTGCAGGCTGGACTAACCTGCCAAATGGTAACTTTTCGTCGGTAATCTACTCGAAGAAAGTTCAACTCGCATTCCGTAAAAAGACCGTCGCACAAGCTGTGACCAACTCGGACTACTTCGGTGAGATCGCCGCACAAGGTGACACCGTTCGCATCATCAAAGAGCCTGAAATCTCGGTATCGGCATACGCTCGTGGCACCACGATTGCTGCTCAAGACCTGCAGGACGATGACTTCTCGCTGGTTATTGACAAGTCGAACTACTTTGCATTCAAAGTTGATGACATTGAAGAAGCACACTCGCATGTCAACTTCATGGACTTGGCTACCAACCGTGCAGCTTACCGCTTGGCTGACCAGTATGACCAAGAAGTTCTGGGTTACCTGTCGGGCTACACTCAGTCGGCACTGCACACCAATGCTGACACCTTGAACACCACTGTCAACGGCACCAAAGCTGATGCAACCGCTGGTTCTGACGAACTGCTGGCTGGCATGAAGCTCATCAAAGGCTCGTTCGGCAACATCACCACGCTGTCGGCTGGCGATCACTCGATCCCTGTTGCTGCCCGTCTGCCAGGTGCTACCGCCCTGCCTTCCGAGTACATCTCGCCTGCTATGCTGGTTTCGCGTATGGCTCGTTTGCTCGACCAGAAGAACGTAGACTCGGCTGGCCGTTGGTTGGTTATCGACCCAGTTATGATGGAAGTTCTGCGTGACGAAGATTCGCGTTTCCTGAATGCTGACTTCGGTGATGCTGGCGCTCTGCGTAACGGTCTGGTTCTGACGAACTTCCACGGCTTCCGCGTGTACATCTCGAACAACCTGCCTAAGTTTGGTTCGGGTCCAGGCACCACGGGTACCGCAAACCAGAACACTGACTTCGGTGTTATCGTTGCTGGCCACGATTCGGCTGTTGCTACTGCTGAGCAGATCAACAAGACTGAGACCTATCGTGACCCAGACTCGTTTGCTGACATCATCCGTGGTATGCACCTGTATGGCCGCAAAATTCTGCGTCCTGAGGCTATCACCACCGCTAAGTACAACTTGGCATAATAATACGGCTGCAGTGATACAAGGTTGCTGCAGCCTTTAACATTTTATGGGGGGTTACTACATTTTCGTGGTAGCCCCTTTATAAAAAAAAAAGGGTAGCTTTACATGGCAACTATTTCCGACTACGTTTTGGACGCAGCACTTAGCAAATTGGATGTAGAGGCCAATGCTATCTATCTGTGCTCTCTCGAACCAACTACATATGCTTCCGCAACTTCTACTAACGCTCTAGGTAATGCTTCTGGTGCAAACTATCCAGGTATTGGCGCTCCTGTTAATGGCACTCCTAATGGTCGTGCCGTAAGCTCCACTGCCGTCACCAATGGTGTTATTACTGGTACAGGCACTGCAACTCACTTCGCTATTGTTGATACCGTTAATTCCAGACTGCTTGCAACGGGTGATCTTAACGCATCCCAGTCTGTAAATACTGGTAACACCTTTACCATGACCTCTTTCACTGTACGTATTCCAGACCCTGTATAAAGGTAGTATCACATGACCAAACTCGTCAACCGCGCAAAGATGACCACGGCCACCACAGGCACAGGCACAATCAGCTTGGCAAGTGTGGTTGACGGCTACCAGTCGTTTGCTGATGCTGGCGTGGTTGACACTGATGTGGTGCGCTACGTCATCGAGGATGGCACTGACTGGGAGATCGGCACAGGCACCTACACGGCCTCTGGGACGACCCTTACACGCACTGTAAGTGAGTCTAGCAATGCTGGGGCAGTAATTGCCCTGACAGGCTCTGCGGTGGTGTATGTGTCGGCTACGGCTGAGGATATTCCGCCTGTTCTTGAACTGTACGCTGAGAACCCTGTTACACCTACTGCGCCAACGGCAACAGCAACAAACTCTGCGGCGATTGGCAGCGGGGCTGATGCGACAGGTAACAACTCCTTTGCTATCGGCACAAACACAACGGCGTCTGGTGGAGGTTCGCTGGCTATAGGTTATGCAGCAACGGCTACGACTTCAATATCCCAAGCTATCGGTGCGGCTGCAAGTGGCGCTGGCTCTCAAGCCGTTGCTGGCGGTGCGACTGCTATCGGTGGCTCATACGCCTCTGGCAACAACTCTTTCGCAGCAGCTATAGCCAACAACTCCTCAAGCTATGGCGCTACTGGGGGTAACTCGGTGGCGATTGGTGAGTTAGCAAAAGCGACTGGAGCAAACAGTTTTGCGTGTGGTAATTCGGCGATTGCATCTGCAACTCACGCTGTCGCAATAGGGGATCGTGCAGAGGCCACAGGAACACAATACTCAGTTGCCATAGGTGGTGATAATCCAGAGGCAGCAGACCAATTTTGCGTTGTGATCGGTGGTTATTCAAATAGAGCCACAAATGACTACTCAGTTATTGTCGGGGGATATGACAGCATTGTCACGGGGCGGTATAACTTTGTAGGTGGTGGGCGAGATCATTCTATAAGTTCAGATTACACAACAGCTTTTGGTCGCAGAGTTTCGGGTCGAGCAGACTATAGCTTGATGCTAGGTTCCGACCAATTCAATGTTTCTGGCGGTTCTCAGGCTGGGCGTTATATTTTAAGTTGCGCTACAACAGACGCAACATTAACGCAAATGACATCTGGTGGTGCTGCTGCTGCAAGCCAAACTTTCTTTCAAATTCCAGACGCCTCTGCGGCAACTTTTTCTGGCCTCATTGTGGGGCGACAGCAAAACGCCTCTGGCACAGACGCTGTTGCATTCAAAGTTGAAGGTTTGCTTGTCAGGGGGACTGGCGCTGCAACAACCAGCTTAATCAACTCAGCAATAACTGTTATCGACAACACGCCTGCATGGGGCGGCGTAACTCTGAGTGCTGACACAACTCTTGGTGGCTTGAAAGTTGAAGTCACGGGAGCAGCAGCTACTAACATTCGGTGGGTTTGCAACCTAGACACATCAGAAGTCATCTACATTTAAAGGAGGCCAACATGGCTATTCAGTTAAACCTTGAGACAAGCCAATACGGCACACCTTTTGCTGGCGCTTACTTCCGTATTGCCACTGCGGCTATCTCTCGTATGCGTGAGGGTGGCCCCAAGTTCACCGTGATGATTGATGTGTCTGGCTATGCCACTGCTACGCCTAACGATGATACCCGTGAGGTGGACTTCCGTCGTTACCATGCTGACTTGGCTGAAGTTGAAGCCTCTGCTGGCGGTAACTTCCTCGACCAGTGCTATAGCTGGGTTATGACACAAGAAGACATGAACGGCTCGGAGGCTGTCTAAATGAGCATTGTCATCGACTACACCAAGGGTTTCTTTGAGCCATCGCCTGCTGTCAGACACCGACTGGATGGCCTTGAGCGACAACACCATGACACCTGAGTGGGCATCGTATCGTCAGGCGCTTCGTGATATAACGGAGCAAGAGGGTTTCCCCTAC